ATCAAGCTCCTGAAGAGGAGATTGAAGAAGGTGAGATTGTAGAATTTGATGTTCCAGAAGAAGATCAAGAAGCGCAAGCCGCTGTAGAAGATGTTTCTGAAGAAGAAACAAAAAAAGTTGAAGAGCAGGACGAACTAGAGAACTACTCAAAAGGTGTTCAAAAACGTATTGCAACTTTAACTAAAAAAATGCGTGAGCAAGAGCGTGCCGCTCAATCTGCTTACGAGTATGCAAAAAGCTTACAAAGCGAGAATGAGCATCTAAAAACCAGTACATCTCAGCTTAATCAAAGCTACTATGGTGAAGCTGAAAATAGATTAAAATCTCAAAGAGCTCAAGCTAATTCTGTTCTAAAAGGAGCTTATCAAGAACAAGATTGGGATAAGGTAACAAAAGCCCAAGAAATCCTTGATAAAATTACTGTTGAAGACAGTAAGCTAGCTAATAACAGAATGCAAATTCAAAGGGAGCGTCAATATCAAGAAGCTCCAAATCAACAGGCATTTCAACAACCAGTTCAAGCTCCAACACCTCAAGCAGACCCTGAAGCAGAGAGTTGGGCAGGAAAAAACGAGTGGTTTGGTCAAGACGAAATAATGACTTTAGCCGCTTTTAACATTCATCAAAAATTAATTGAAGAAGAAGGATTTGATCCTAGCGACTCAATGTACTATGATGAGATAGACAAACGTATTAGAGTCGAATTTCCACATAAGTTTAACGACGGTGGAGAAGCAAGACCCAAGGCAAAGATGCAACAAACTGTTGCTCCAGCTGGAAGATCTGAAAGCTCTGGTAAAGGTAAACGACAAATCAGGCTAAGCAAAAGCGAAGTCGAAATGGCTCGTCGTTTAAATGTACCAGTTCAAGAATACGCTAAGCATATTAAAAGGTAATAAATATGACTGATAACAAAAAAACTAATAACAGAACTCCTCGTTCTGCTGATACTCGAGCTGATATGAACGCTCGCAAACCTTGGCGTCCCCCATCTATGTTGGAGACACCACCAGCACCTGAAGGTTATACCTACAGGTGGATAAGAGCCGAAATTGTCGGTCAGGAAGATAAAAAGAATGTAATGTCTAGGCTACGTGAGGGCTTTGAGCTCGTACATGCTGAAGAGATTGGAGACTTTGAACTTCCTTCGATTGATGATGGAAAGCACGCTGGTGTTGTTGCCGTGGGTGGTTTGCTTTTGGCTAAGATTCCAAACGAAACACGTGACGAAAGAAACGCCTATTTCTCAGAACGTGCTCAACAGCAGCAAGATGCTATTGATAATGATCTAATGAAGGAATCAGATCCAAGTTCTCCGATGTTAAAACCTCAGAGAACATCAAGCGTAACTTTTGGTGGCGGTAAAAGAAGTTAATTCTTATATCGTTAAATAAAAATTTAATTTAAAGGTAATAATATGTCTAATCAAAATGCACCTTTCGGATTAAAACCAGTAGGAACAGTTGGTTCGGGCTACAACAATGAAGGAGTAACCGAATATTCAATTGCCTCTGGTGCATCTGGAAATATTTTTTCAGGCGACCTAGTAAAGATGATGAACACAGGAACTATTTTAGTTGCTGGCGCTACAGATAATCCCGTACTAGGAGTCTTTAGAGGATGTCAATATACAGACTCAAGCGGAGATACGATTTTTTCATCGTATTGGCCAAATGGAACTGTGGCATCTGACGCGGTGGCATTCGTAGTTGACGATCCTAATGCTTTGTTTCAAGTTCAATCAGCTGCTACTGGTTCAGTAGTGCAGACAGTCGTTGGTAACAACGCTGACTCTGCTTATACAGCGGGTTCAACAATAACAGGCATCTCAGCTCTTGAAATCAGCGGCACTACTGCTGCTACTTCAGCTCAGTTGAGAATTGTAGGTATTTCTACTGATCCTGAAAACAGCACTTTAGGTACTGGTTCAGCTTCAGCTAATGTCAATATGATTGTTAAAATTAACGAGCACTTTTATGCTCAAGTAACAGGGGTATAACTAATGGCTATTAACAGATCCCAATTAGCAAAAGAACTAGAGCCTGGACTTAATGCCCTTTTCGGCATGGAGTATGCAAGGTACGACTCTGAACACGAAGAAATATTTGAGACTGAGTCTTCAGATAGAGCATTCGAAGAAGAAGTAATGATCGTTGGTTTTGGAAACGCTTCAGTTAAAGCTGAAGGAGCTGGAGTATCGTTTGATAACGCTACTGAAGGCTTTACATCGCGTTACAACCATGAAACTATTGCTTTGGCTTTCGCTCTTACAGAAGAAGCGGTCGAAGATAATCTTTACGATAGACTTGGTTCAAGGTATACAAAAGCCTTGGCTAGATCTATGGCAAATACTAAGCAAATCAAAGCAGCATCTGTTCTTAACAATGCGTTTGCAGCTGGTGTAACTGGTGGCGATGGCGAACCTCTTGTTTCTAACGCTCACCCTCTTGGTGGCGGCGGAACTGCAAGTAACAGACCAACCACTTATACAGACCTTAACGAAACTTCTTTAGAAGATGCGTTGATTTCTGTATCAACTCTAACCGATGATAGACAATTACAAATTGCTCTAAAAGGTATGAAGTTGATTGTTCCACCTCAACTGCAGTTTATCGCTGATAGATTACTCAACACTCCTGGTAGAGTTAGTACATCTGACAATGATATTAACGCTCTTAAGAATATGGGTATGTGTCCTGATGGATATGTGGTTAACCACTATCTAACAGACAATGATGCTTGGTTCTTAAAAACAGATTGTCCAGACGGCTTTAAACACTTCCAAAGAAGTCCTATGTCAACAGCCCTAGAGGGTGATTTCGATACTGGTAACATGCGTTACAAAGCTAGAGAAAGATACTCTTTCGGTTACTCCAATTGGAGAGCTGTTTTCGCTTCTCAAGGTGCTTAATTCTTAGCAATTGATAAAGGGGAGCATTTGCTCCCCTTTTTTTTGTTTCAATAAAATTTACAAAAAGCTACCTATAATTAGATTCTTGATGTAGAATTTAAGTAAACCGAGGTATATATATATGAATACTGGTTTACATATGAGTATTAGCTTAGCTAACTCACCCTGCAATGGGCGTTGTTCAACGTCAATGGCTCCCTTTGATGAAAGATGTCAAGGTTGCGGCCGAGATGTAGAGGAAATAAGAGACTGGGAAACCTATCCAGACTTTAGTAAAAAATTAATTAACGTAAAAAACTGGCTAGATGGTTATAATATTAGGCAGAAAAAAGAATCAACAATGACAGCAAAAGATATTCAAAAAATAAAAGATATAGATGGCAGAATGACAACTGTTATAGCTCTAGTTGAAATGATCGGTAAAGATATGATGGATGAATTTGGTAAAGATCCAGCTATTAAAGAGTCTTATCAAGCTTTATTTAAATGCAGAGAAGAAGTTTTAAAATCAAAAGAACACTTCCCCCAAGACTACTAAAGTAGTATAGTTATCTAAACCGAAGTAACCCGTTGTACCAACTGATTCGGCAGACTTACTCCAAGATGGCGCAACATATTTAGTTAGGAGCAAATTATGGCTAAATCAACTTTTTCAGGTCCAGTCAAATCATTGGCAGGATTTATTTCAGCAGGGGTTAATAACTCTGTTTCTTTAACCGCAGATACTACTTTAACAGTAGATGCACACGCAGGAAAAATCTTATTGTGTAATGATGCAGACGGTAAATTTACTTTGCCTTCAATAGTATCAACAACACCAAGCGATCCTACAGATCCTAATCAGACAAACAATATTGGTGCTACTTTTCATTTCTATATTGAAACAGCAGCTACTGATCTTGATATCAAAACTGATGGAACTGACAAATTTAAAGGCGCAATCCTTATCGCTGTAGATGATGGCGCTAAGAAAGCTTTTGTTCCAGCCGCATCTAACGATGTTATTACTATGAATGGTTCAACCAAAGGTGGAATCGTTGGAAGTATTGTTAGCTTTACAGCTATTGATACTGCAACATACCTTGTTAATAGTTCTTTGTTAATTGGTTCAGGAACTATAGTTACACCATACGCTGACGCTTAATTTTAGGAGCTTATTATGGCAGATGCAGTAACTTCAACAACTCTGTTAGATAGTGATAGGCTTGCTATTATTCAGTTGACTAATACATCTGATGGTAATGGTGAAAGTGCAGTCACAAAAGTAGATGTTAGCGCTTTACAGCCTAACAACTATGGTAAAGCATGTAATAGTGTTCGTCTTGCAAAGATTGTTTATTCAACCTTTGGTATGAGCGCAAAACTTTTGTGGGATGCAACTACTCCTACTATTTGTTGGGATCTTAATGCAGATTACACAACTGACGAAGACTTTACAGAGTTTGGCGGAATAGTAAATACAGCAGCAGCAAGTGGAAAAACAGGTGATATAAAACTAACTACGACTGGTCACTCAAGTGGCGATTCGTATGTAATAGTGTTAACTCTTATTAAAAACTACGCTGCTTAAATTTTTGTAGTAGCACTTTTACAGTGCTACTATATTTAATATTATGGCAGAACGAAAAAAAGCAAAGCCTATACGTAAAACTACCAAAGGCAAAGGGGCCAACTATAGGTCTACTACGTCTGGTGCTGGTATGACCAAAAAAGGTGTAGCTGCTTATCGCAAAGCTAACCCAGGATCTAAACTTAAAACTGCAGTAACAGGAAAAGTTAAAAAGGGAAGCAAAGCTGCTAAAAGACGTAAGTCTTATTGCGCTAGATCTCTTGGTCAGCTAAAGAAAAGTTCTGCTAAAACTAGAAACGATCCTAACTCAAGAATACGTCAAGCAAGACGTAGGTGGAAATGCTAATGGCTACTAAAAAAGATGCTTGTTATAGCAAAGTAAAATCAAGATACAAAGTTTGGCCATCTGCTTATGCAAGTGGTGCTTTGGTTAAGTGCCGTAAGGTTGGCGCTAAAAACTGGGGCAACAAAAGTAGACAAAAAAAATCAACTGGTGGTGAAGTAACTTTTGTTGAAGCAAGAGGTTTTAGCAATATGCTTCCAGGCAAAAGAAAAAAAACTAAATTAAGCTAATGGCTAGCGATAGTTTAAAAAAATGGTTTGACAGAAATGATGGCAAAGGCTGGATTGACTGTAAAACAGGTAAGCCTTGCGGACGCAAGAAGGGTGAGAAAAGAAAAAGTTATCCTGCTTGTAGGCCAACAAAAGCTCAATGTACATCAGCAGCAAAAAAGAAAACCAGCTCTAAAAGAATTAGTTGGAAGGACGGCAGAGTAAAAAAAAGTAATGGTGGTTTTATAGCTAAAGGCTGTGGTAAAGTTATGAATAACCGAAGAAAAGTAACTACAATCTCTTAAAGAGGGTAAATAATGTTTAAAAAAACTAAAGGCTACTCAATGGGCGGTTCTGTAAAAGGAACTAAATACATGTCTAAAGGTGGTGCAGCTAAGGGAACAAAATATATGTCAAAAGGCGGCGCCGCAAAAGGGACAAAATATATGTCTAAGGGTGGAGCAGCTAAAGGAACAAAATATATGGCAAAAGGCGGAAAAAGTTAAACTTTTTTCTTTATGTCATATTTAATTTCTAACATACCTCAGTTCAAATGCTGGGTAAGAAAAGAATTTACAGCAAATCACACTAATTATCACGGTGAGTATTTGCATGCTTTGGTTATAGCTGTTAATACTATTCCAGATAGGTCTTTATCGTTTCAAGTAGTTTTTACTGGATGCGAAATTGATAATGAAGAAGACGCACCAAATGTCCACGGTGGTGCTATGTGGGCAAGAATGCCTATACAAGCTTTAGTAGCAGACATACCCCTAGAAGAATGGCCAACTTCAATGGAAGACCATCTAGCCCAGCCTTGGGACTGTTTAAGTCATGACCACTCTGTTGTAGTTATGGACCGAGTAAGTTCATCTCCTTGGCTATGCAAAATAGGGGGAGAATTTTATACAGGAAAGTATCTATTTACTGTAGACTATACAGAGAATTCTATAGCAGATGATCCAGCTCAACATAAGCAGTCACATGTGCTATATTTAACAGATGCTGGTGAATATACTGGCAATTTTGTAGCCTTGCCAAATAATAGGGTAAGAGCAACAAATCCTGCTTTATGGCGTGTAGGCGAGGGAGCACCAGATTTTATGCCCTCTCAATGGACGCATTCAGCAGAACAACATGAGAGCTATATGGACCCAAATATAACATTTAATAATTTATACGCTCCAGAGGAAGACTAATATGGCAGAACTTACAAAGACTCAAACAGTCAAGATGATTAAAGAATTAAAAAATGCATCTAGGCTACATGCTAATCAAGCAAAAAGATTAGAAAAAACTATAAAAAAACCTAAGAAAAAATAATGGCACTTTCAGGAAGTACAGATTTTGAACCAAACGTAGCTGAGTTTGTAGAGGAGGCATTTGAAAGATGCGGCCTAGAACTTAGAACTGGTTATGATTTAAAAACTGCTAGAAGATCTATCAACTTAATGCTTGCTGAATGGGCTAACAGAGGTTTAAACCAATGGACGATAGAGCAAGACACTCAAACTGTTACTCAAGGAACGGCTGAATACACTTTAAACTCTAACGTAATTGATATTTTAGATGTTGTTTTAAGACGTACAACAAATGGAGAACAAACAGATATTTCTATTGATAGACTAAGCAGAAGTTCTTATTTAAATATTCCTAACAAAACAACTCAAAGCATGCCTTCTCAATGGTTTTTAGACAAACTAAATTCACCTGTTTTAAAAGTTTGGCCTACGCCAGAAAACTCAACAGATATTTTAGTTTTTAATAAAATGATTAGAATGGATGATGCCGACTCTGGAACTAATACAATGGATATGCCCTTTAGATTTTATCCTTGTTTCGCAGCAGGTCTTGCATATTATATTGCAATAAAAAGAGCGCCAGAAAAAGTTCAATTATTAAAACAAATATACGAAGAAGAGTTTGATAGGGCTATGTCTACTGATGAGGATAAAGCATCATTTAGAATTAGGCCATTTAGTAGTTTGAGGTAACATGTCTTACGCTTCAGGTAAATTTGCAATAGGTTTATGCGACAGGTGTGCCTTTGAATATCCTTTAAAAGATTTAAAAAAAGAATGGACTGGTTTTAAAGTTTGTAACGAATGCTTTGAGCCAAAACACCCTCAGCTAGAGCCGCATACAGCTCCCGCTGATCCTCAAGCACTTTATAGACCAAGGCCAGATACTGATAAAGAAGTTGGCGAGGGTTACGTTGTAGTTGTTTATACCGATATTTACACACCTCATTATATGAATTCAGATATTATAGGAACAAATTTTACAGTTTCTGAAATAGCAGGTAACTTAGGATCTCCAACTGTTATTACAGAAGGCTCTGCTCCTTCTCCTAGCCCTTCTCCTAGCCCAAGTCCTACTCCAAGCCCAACAACTTATACAGTTACTGTAGCTAGTTATTTAGGGTCTAATTATTTCTATATAGATGGAGCTAGAACTCCTACTTTATCTTTAACAGAAGGACAAGCATACAAATTTGATCAATCAGATAGTAGCAATAGTAGCCACCCTCTAAGGATTTCTACAACCTCAAATGGAACTCATTCTGGCGGCTCTGAATATACAACTGGCGTTACTACAAGTGGCACTCCTGGAAGCTCAGGAGCATATACTCAAATAGAAGTTGCAGTTGGAGCGCCTACGCTTTATTATTACTGTACTAATCACTCAGGTATGGGTGGTCAATTAAACACTTAATATGAGCAGTCCTTTAACATTATCAGAATTAAAAACTTTAATTCAAAATTTTTCAGAAAACTCTGAAACAACTTTTGTTAATACTTTAGACGACATTATTAAAAACGCAGAAGAAAGAATTTTTGAATTAGTGCAGTTTGATTATTTTAGAAGAAATGTTCAAGGATCTATGACAGCTGGCTCTAGGTTTTTAACAGCACCAGATGATTTTGAATTATCTTTTTCTCTATCTGTTATAGATGCAAATGGTGACTATCATTATCTTGACAAAAAACATCCTAGTTTTATGCAAGAGTATTCACCAGATCCAACAGATTCAGGAGCTAGAGGCATTCCTTTATATTATGGAGACTTTGATAAAAATTTAAATACTGGACTAAAAGAGTCAAGTTTAATTATTGCTCCAGTACCAGATCAAAATTACACAACAGAACTTCATTATTTGTATAAACCAAATTCATTAGTAACAGATACAACTGGAACTTGGATGTCAGAGCATGCAAGAAATGGATTATTGTATGGTTGTTTAGTTGAAGCTTACATTTTTATGAAAGGCGATCCTGACATGATGAAACTATACGAAGATAGATTTCAGCAAGAGATGGCAAGATTAAAAAATAAAGCAGAAGCAAGAGGAAGAAGAGACGAATACAGATATGATTCGTTAAGAACGCAGATTACTTAGTTTTAAAAAAAGGAGAAGATATGAAACCAATCAAGAAACTTGAAGGTAAAACCGTAGCTATTGTCGGAATGGGCAGTAGTTGGTTTGATTATAATTTAGCAAAATCACATGGAGCTCATTTTGATGAAGTCTGGGTTATTAATTCAGTAGCATCTGTTATATTTCATGACAGAGTATTTATGATGGACCCAGCATCTAGATTTTTAGATACGGAAGATGCAGGCGGCCAAACAAATAGTATGTCAAAGCTTTTAACTGAGCATAAAGGCCCAGTTTATACATGTGAGTTAGATGATCGTTGCCCTGGCCTAGTCGAGTATCCTATTGAGGAGGTATTGAGCGCATGTGGATGTCATTATTTAAATAATACAGTTTCATATGCGGTTGCATTTGCTGTTTGGAATAAAGTTGCAAAAATAAAATTATTTGGCATTGATTTTAGTTATAAGGGTAATTTACATTTTGCTGAATCAGGAAGAGCTTCTGTAGAGTTTTGGTTAAGTAAAGCTATGAATCAAGGCATTCAAGTTGAAGTTGCGCATACAAGTTATTTGCTTGATACGGCAGTTCCAGCGCATGAAAAGCTTTATGGCTATCATCGTCTTGATGATCCTTTGGTTGTTATTACAGATGAAAATGGAATATTAATTGCCAAAAAAAGAAGTCAAGTTCAACAATTTAAACAAGAACAAGAACCTATATTGATTGATAAACATGACAGTCACCTTAAAAAAAATAAAGTAGGAGAGCCTAACAAATGGTAATGAGTTATAAAGCTGGACCCGAGCTAGGGATAATAGAGGTTCATACAACAAACGAGGGTGGACACTCTACTGAATTTTGGGCAAAGCGTTGTATAGAAAAAATGATTCATGTTAATGATGATGCACCCGAAGAAATAAAAAAACAGGTGCAAGCTTACAAAGACAATATAGAAAAACTTA